CGCCTCACTGCATGACGTGCTACGGACTGTGGGTGAAGGACAATGGGAAATCCGCGCCCGTATCAGCTTGACGTGATCGGCGGCGTCCGGCAGTCGTACAAGGAAGGTTTCCGCGCGCCGTGCATAGTGGCCCCGTGCGGGGCGGGAAAGACGTGTATCGCCGCCGAGATCGCCAAGCGCACCACGGACAAGGGGAACCGGGTATTGTACCTTGTCCACAGGAAGGAACTCCGCGCGCAGATATACAACGAGTTTTACCGCTGGGGAGTGGACATGAAGCGGTGCGATATACATATGGTTCAGGGGTTGGCGCGGTCGCCGGACAAGATAAAGCCGCCGGCGCTGATCATCACCGACGAAAACCACCACTCCCCGGCCGCCAGCTATAGGAAGATTTACGCGGCGTTCCCGGACGCGCGGCTGCTCGGCGTGACCGCGACGCCCGTCCGCCTGGACGGCACAGGCCTGGGCGACGTGAACGACAAGCTGATCGAGAGCGTGACCGCTAAACGGCTGATAGATAACGGCTGGCTGGCCCCGTTCGATTACTACGCGCCGCCGGTGGCCGACCTTACCGGCCTTCATACAAGCCGCGGGGAATTCGTTATACGCGAGGCCGAGGAACGGCTGAATAAAAAGTCGATCTACGGCGACGTGATCCGCTATTACAACGAGCTGTCCCAGGGCAGGAAAGCCATATGCTACTGCGTATCCGTGGAGCACAGCAAGGAAACCGCGCGGCGTTTCACGGCGGCGGGTATCCCGGCGGAGCATATCGACGGAGAAACGCCGGGCATTGTCCGGGCGGCGGCGCTCTCAAGGTTGAAGGCCGGGCAGTCGCGGATAATCTGCAACGTGGATCTGATCAGCGAGGGCTTCGACGCGCCGGACTGCGGAATATCCATCCTGCTGCGGCCTACGAAATCACTGACGCTGTACATTCAGCAGGCTATGCGCTGCATGAGGCCCGCGCCGGGCAAGCGGGCGCTTATCATAGACCATGTGGGCAACTACTCGCGGTTCGGCTTGCCGGACGCGGAGCGCAAGTGGAGCCTGGAATCGAAAAAAAGGACGGCAAGCGAACAGAACGAGGTAAAAACCAGGCAGTGCCCGGAATGCTACTTTATCCATAAACCCGCGCCGGTCTGCCCGGAATGCGGCTATGTATATCCGGTCATGGAACGATCGCGGAACCTGGATGAAATCAAGGAAGCGAAGCTGGAAGCTATAAAGGGCTTCGTGCTGGATTTTTCCAGCCCGGAGGACTGCAAGAGTATGCCGGAACTGTACGCATATGCGGAGAAGCACAATTATAAAAGGGGCTGGGCCTGGTACAGAGGCCGGGAAATGGGGCTTATATGACCGAGCACGACATAATGCGGCTCATCGAAATGGAGCTTTCCAAACACGGCGTAGTCATGCGGCTGAACGTAGGCTCATTCAAGACGTTTGACGGCCGGGTTATATCCGGGGGCCTGCCGCCGGGCACAAGCGATATACTCTTTATCGGAAACGGTTACGTCGCCTTCATTGAAGTCAAGAAGCCCGGCGGCAGGATCAGCCCGGAACAGCTCCGATTTATCAACAAAATGTGTCAGTTGGGGCACCGCGCGGGCGTCGCCTATTCGGTGGACGACGCGATGAAAATTTTAGGGGGTTAATTATGGGATTCGCGGTCAATTACAAGAACGCCGACAACAGCATTATACCTGAGGGTTATTACGAGGTCGTCGTGCTTTCGGCTTTCGAGGACGCCAAGAAAAACAGCGCTTCGGTCTTCATCAACATGCCACTTGTGGTCAGAAACGACGTGGAGCAGCCGGAGAAAAACAAGCGGATATTTTTCAGCATTTACAAAAAAGCCGAGCCCACGGCGAACGACGCCGCCCACGGCGGGTACCCGGCGAACCAGATCGACAAGCTGAGCAAGGCCGCCGGGCTTTCGAACGGCAAGCAATACGACAGCCTGGAACAGTGGCTGGAGGATATGGAGCATAAACCTCTCCGCGTGAAGGTTTTCCATGACGAATACAAGGGCGCGACATACGCCAAGGTGGAGATTTTCGCGAAGAACAACGACGGCGTGACGCCGACGAAATTCCCGGACGTGAAACACGCGTACAAAACCGAGGACGCCGCCGGCGCGAAAACTTCGGCCCCGGCCGGGTTCACTGCCGCGGCGGAGATCAATGACGACGACATACCGTTTTAAGGGTGAACGCGATGTATGAGCAGATTCCCGAGGAAATAAAAAAGCTGCCGCAATGGGTGTGCTGGCAGGCCGTCCCCGACGACACCAGGCCGGGTAAAATAAAAAAACTGCCGGTTAACCCGCGCACGGGCGGGAACGCGCAGAGCAACAACCCGGAAACCTGGGCGGGCTTCGAGATCGCGGCGGCGGCGGCCGGGCGGTTTTCAGGAATCGGCTTCATGTTCGCGGGCGGATACTTCGGCGTGGACATCGACGGCTGCGAAGCGGAGCTGGAGGAATTCAGACAGGGAAGTTCGGACAACATCGCCGCTGAATTTATACATACCCTCGGCAGTTACGCGGAGGTCTCCGTCAGCGGGCAGGGCCTTCATATTATCTGCCGGGGCGCGCTCCCGCCTGGCGGTCGGCGCAGGAAGGACGTGGAGATGTACGAAACCGGCCGGTTTTTCACCATGACCGGTAATTCGGTCTCCGAATACGCCGAAATCGCTGACTGTACGGAAAATATAAAACCCCTGCACGAAAAATATATAGGCGGCGGATCGGAACCGGCGAAATCCCAGCCCGTACAGCTTGAGCTATCGGAGGCTGAGATCGTTGAGCGCGCGAAGAATTCGAAGCAGGGGCAGATATTTTCCGACCTTTACGCGGGGAGCTGGGAGAGCTATTTCCCCTCACAGTCGGAGGCCGACATGAGCTTCTGCAACATGCTGGCGTTCTGGTGCAAGAAAGACAGGGCCATGATGGACGCCGTATACCGTTCTTCCGGGCTGATGCGGGATAAATGGACGCGCCGTCAGTCCGGGAGCACATACGGCAACCTGACGCTGGAGAAGGCTATCCAGGGCTGCCAGAACGTTTACAACCCACAGCAGGAGCGAGAGGAATACGGTATCACCATCGGCAGCAAAACTCGCGCCAAAAAGAAGCTCTACACCTTTGACGACACGGGCAACGCGGAGCGGTTCGTGGACGCCTACGGCGGCGACGTGAGGTACAGCGAGATAAACAAATCCTGGTTCTACTACGACGGCCGCAAGTGGCGGCAGGACGTGGACGGCGGCGTCCGGCGCATGATCGACGCCGTTGTGGAGGATATGCGGCATGACCTGGAGCTGTACACGGAGAACCCGCCGGAGGACGTACCGATAGACGAGATCGAGAAGCAGTTCATGAAGCACATCAAGGCGAGCCGGAGCAACAAGGGCAAGACAGCCATGGTCAACGAGTCCAAGCACCGGACGCCGGTGACGCCGGACATGTTCGACAGGCGGACGGATTTACTGAACGTGACAAACGGCTTGCTTAACCTTCGGACGGGAGAGCTTGCGCCCCATGACCGCGAGAAGATGATTACCATGATCGCCAACGCGGAGTACACGGACAAAATCGACGCGCCGATGTGGAGCGCATTTCTGCAAAGGATTTTTGCGGGGGACGCCGAGCTGATCCGGTTCATCCAGAAGGCCGTCGGGTATTCAATAACCGGAAGCGTTCAGGAGGATTGCGCTTTTTTCTGCTATGGCAGCGGACGCAACGGCAAGTCCGTGTTTCTGGACGTTCTATCGTACCTATTAGGCGACTACGCGATCAACATCCAGCCGGAAAGCCTGATGGTCAAAAATATGGCGGGGTCGTCGTCCGGCGACATTGCCCGGCTGAAGGGCGCGCGGTTCGTCACGTCCTTCGAGCCGAACGAGGGTATGAAGCTCAACGAGGGGCTGATAAAGCAGCTCACCGGCGGCGGCCGGATCACGGCCAGCAAGAAATATGAGAACGAGGTCGAGTTCACGCCGGAATTCAAGCTGTGGATGGCCATGAATCACAAGCCGGTCGTGCGCGGCACGGACACGGGCATATGGTCGCGCATACGGCTGATCCCGTTCACGGTGAGGATACCGGACAAAGAGATGGATAAGAACCTGCGGCACAAGCTGAAGCGTGAGCTGACCGGTATCTTAAAATGGGCCGTGGACGGCTGCTTGTTATGGCAGAAAGAGGGCTTGAAGCCGCCGGAGTGCGTCGTGGCGGCCACGGACGGATACCGGAACGAAATGGACGTTATCGCGGGGTTTCTGGGGGAGTGCTGCGAAGTCGGGCCGGGGCTACGGGTGGAGACTAAGGCGCTGTTCAAGGCTTATATGGAGTGGGCACGGGAGAATAATGAGTATGAAATGAAGCGTAGAATTTTTGACGAAAAAGTTATGGACAAATTTGAGAGATATGTGTCGCATGGGAAATGGTGCTTTAAGGGTTTGCAATTACTGCCCGAAAATATTCCGTATGGCGTTTATATTAATGGCGGGTGAGTTGGTGAGTTTTTGAAGGCATTTTCTAAGAACTTTCCTATATATATTTTTTTCTATATGAATCTTCTTAAAAAGGGGTATAAAAACTCACCAACTCACCATTGAAAAAGAAAGGTTGATGATGATGTCAGTAGAGGAAGCAATAAAGCAACTGCAAACGGTATTGATTATTAACACAAAAGACAGAGAGGCTATTAACATAGCTACTAAAGCATTACAAACTCAGCTAAAACCGGAAACGAATTTTGATGAATGGAAATCTGCCATACAACTTGAAGATTTCAAATACTCAGGCATCGGTGAAGAAAGTGCTGTATTTAGTGATGTAACGGCTTGTCTTGAGTGCCCTGCCTTTGATGAGTGCGGCGATGGAAGACACCTGTCTTGTTGGGAATATTTCAAAATATGGGCAGAAACTAAGATATAGGAATAGCGAGGAGCATATGACTATACCTGAGCTAAAAAACAATCTACGCGCATTCCCAAGGCTAAACCAGCGCGAGGCGGATATACGCAAGGAAATCGCGGAGATCAACGGCCGCGCCGATACCTTGCGCGGCATCAGTTCGCCTATGCCTGATGGCTTGCCCCACGGCAACCGTATAAGCGACAGCACCTACGCCAAGGCGCGAAAGATCGTAGACGTGTACGACGGCGAGGTTGACAGGCTGCTTACGGAGCTGGGGCAGATTCAGGCCGCTCGGCAGGCTGTGGCGGAACGGTTGAAACGGCTGGAACCGGACGAGCGGAAGGTCATAGAAGCTTATTATTTTGACAAAATACGGTGGGACTACATACCCGCGCGGTTGCACTGGAGCGGGCGGACTTGCCGCCGTAAACGCGATAACGCGCTCCGTAAGATGCTGAAATAATATTGGCCATCTTTGGCCAGATTTTCGTGGTATCATGATAGAGTAGGAAATTCGAAAACAACCTCAAATAATCTTTGGGCCGCAAGGCTCATTTTTTTACGCAAAAATAAGCGGGTGGCGATATGGCGGACAAACCGTTAACCGAACGGCAGAAGCGGTTCATAGATTTTTACATAGAGACGGGCAACGCCGCGGAAGCCGCGAAAAAGGCCGGGTACAGCGGAAAAACAGCGAAGATTATCGGCGCTCAAAATTTAACTAAACTTAACCTTTTCATCCAGGAAAAATTAGCCGCCAAGGACGCCCAACGCATTGCCGGCCAGGATGAGGTGCTTCAATACCTCACCCGCGTCCTGCGCGGCGAGGACACGGAAGAGGTCGTCGTCGTCGAGGGCACCGGCGACGGCTGCTCCGAAGCGCGGACGATGAGCAAGGCGCTCAGCCCCAAGGACAGGATCAAGGCGGCGGAGCTGATCGGCAAGAGGTGGGGGATTTTTACGGAGAACATCAGCATGAGCGGGGATTTAAGTTTCAACATAAAAATCGATTATGGAGATTAACGTCCAATCCAACGCGGTATTCAGGCCGGTTCACCAGTCGCGGCAGCGCTATGTGGTCATGCGGGGAAGTGCTGGAAGCGGGAAGTCGGTGGATACGGCGCAACAGTATATCCTCCGCCTGATGGCAGACAAGGGCCGCAACCTGCTGTGCATCCGCAAATCGGAAGTCACCAACCGCGACAGCACCTTCGCGGAGCTAACCGGGGCTATCCGGCGCATGGGCCTGTCGGCGTTCTGGCGCGAGACGGTCAACCCGCTGTCCATCCGCTGCGCGAACGGCAACCGGATCATATTCCGGGGCGTCAACTACGACAAAGAGCGCGAGAAGCTGAAATCCATTTCCTTCGACCGGGGCAAGCTGACCGACGTATGGATCGAGGAAGCCACGGAGCTTACCCAGGACGACTTCGAGATAATCGATGACCGCTTGCGCGGCGAGCTGCCGGACGGCCAGTTTTACCAGATAAAGATGACCTTTAACCCGGTGAGCGTTTCCCACTGGATAAAAAAGGCCTTTTTTGACATTCCCGACGCCAACGTGCTGACGCACCACTCAACATACCTGGACAACCGCTTCGTGGACGAGGCGTACAAGGCGCGTATGCTGCGCCGCAAGGAGATCGACCCGGAGGGCTACAGGATATACGGCCTAGGCGAGTGGGGCGAAATCGGCGGGCTGATCCTGCACAACTACGAGGTCGGCAAGGTTTCGCAGAAATTTGAGGACTACGACAGCGTGACGATTGGCCAGGACTTCGGCTTCAACCATGCCAACGCGATATTGGTGCTGGGGTTCAAGGACGGCGAGGTGTACGTCCTGCGGGAGATATACGTCTACGAAAAGGACACGTCCGAAATAATCAGGCTGGCGAAGGATATACCGAAAAACAAGCTCATGTACTGCGACAGCGCGGAGCCGGACAGGATAAAGATGTGGCGGGACGCCGGATACCGCGCCCAGGCGGTCAAGAAGGAGCCGGGCAGCGTCAAGGCGCAGATCGACTGGCTGAAGCAGCGGAAAATCTATATTCACCCCTCATGCGTGTGGACGACAAAGGAAATCCAGCAGTGGAAGTGGAAGCGGGACGAGACGCGCAACGAATACCTGGACGATCCGGTGGAGATATTCGACGACGCGATGGCGGCGCTGCGGTACGGCATAGAGGAACAGCGCAAAGGCACGGTGTTCCAGTTTGGATAACCGTTTGTAGGGGCGGGGTTAGCCCGCCCGGAATAGGCAGGCGATAACATGGCTTTTCTTAATACGACATCGAATATGCTTGCAGCGCTGGCGGCGGCGGCGAAGTACAATGGGCCGCTGGAGCTGTATATACTCAACCTCGTGTACGAGTGGATAAACAGCGAGAAGCGCGCGGCCATGCTGACCGGGGAGCGGTATTACCGCAACCGGAACGACATCCTGAACCGCCGGCGTACCATGATCGGCGAGGGCGGCAAGCCGGTGGCGGTGGACAACCTGCCGAACAACCGCGTGGCTCACCCGTTCGCGCGGACGCTCAACGACCAGAAGACTTCATACCTGTTCGCGAAGCCGTTCACCATCGCCACGGGAAACGACGCGTACAAGCAGACGCTGACGGAGATATTCGACGACATCCTCCACGGCGCGATCAACAACCTGGGCCGCGAGGCCATAAATAAGGGCATAGCCTGGCTGCACCCGTACTATGACGAAACCGGCGCGCTGAAATTCCGGGTGATACCGTCCGAGGAGATCATACCGCTCTGGAGCGATTCGGCGCACACGAAGTTCGACGCGGTGATCCGCACGTACAACGTGGAGAATTTCATCAACCAGCGCAAGATCGAGGTCACGAAGGTCGAGTGGTGGGACGGCGACGGCGTGAGGCGGTACATGGTCGGCGACGGTTCGCTTCCGTCCGCTATGGCCGCCAGCGGCCGGACGCTGACGCCGGACTTTGAGGCCGGATATATATCTTCACATTTTACGGCGGTGGTGGAGAGCCAGGAAGTCCCGATGAACTGGGCGCGGCTGCCGTTTATCCCGTTCAAGTACAACCCGGACGAGCAGCCATTGATCCGCAACGTGAAAAACAGCATAGACTCCTATGACACCGCCGTGTCCGATTTCGTCAACCAGATGCAGGAGGACAGCGGGAGTAGCATACTTGTCGTCAAGAACTACGGCGGCCAGGATATGGGCGAGTTCCGGCGCAACCTGTCCACCTTCCGCGCGGTCAACGTGCTGGACAACGGCGGCCTGGAGGCGCTTACGACGCAGGTGGCCGCGGCGAACTTTACCGCGCTGGAGCTGATGCTGCGCAAGAACATATTCAAGCACGGGCGGGGCGTGGACACCGAGGGCGACAGGATTGGCAGCAATCCCAGCGGCGTGTCGCTGAAATTTATATATTCCGACCTTGATCTTGACTGCAACATGCTGGAGACGCAGTTCCAGATCGGGCTTGACAGTCTGATGTGGTTCATCAATACCGACCTTGCGAACAGGGGCGCGGGGGACTTCGGCGGCGAGGAGGTCGAGTTCACCTTTACCCGCGATATCATCATCAACGAATCCGAGAAAATTACCAGCGCGCAGACCAGCCTCGGGATCATATCGGAGGAGACGGTCGTCGCCAATCACCCGTGGGTGACTAACCCGCTGGAGGAGCTGAAGCGCATGAAGCGTGAGCGCGAGGAAAAGATGAGCGAGGCCATGAACGGCACAGTGCCATATCCGGACGCACACGGTGGTGATAATGAAAACGACGGCGAAGATACGCCTGTAACGGGTGACGGCAATGAAAAGCTCTGAGTATTGGTCGAAACGTTACGAGGCCCTGAACAACGCGCTATTGAACAGGGGCGAACAGTTCGTCAACGATTCGGTCAGCCAGTTCCGGGCCGCGCAGACGGCCGTTACGAAGGAGATAGAGGCGTTTTACGGGCGGTTTGCAAAAAACAACGGCGTGACTATGGCCGACGCTAAAAAACTGCTGGACGCGGGGGAACTGGCGGAGTTCCGGTGGACTGTCCAAGATTACATAAAATACGGCCAGAAAAATCCCATAGACGGGCGCTGGACAAAACAGCTTGAGAACGCCTCCATCCGCGTGCGCGTGAGCCGCCTGGAGGCGCTGGAGACGCAAATAAGGCAGAATATCGAGGCTCTGTACGGCAAGCAGGCGCAGGGGACGGCGGACACTTTGGCCGGTATCTATGAAAACGGCTTTTACCGCAGCGTGTTTGAGATTCAGAAGGGC